CCATAGAGCTTGTTGAGGTCTCTCTGATGTGAATCTATTTGAATATGCATACTCATCATAACCTTTTGTAGAACCATTAACGATACAACCTTTTAAAGATATGTATTGATGGTAGTGACCCATGATTACATAATCAATTGTTTTATTTTGGTTATTATATTCTTGCTTTATCTTCTGCACACCTCGTGCAATCGGACCGAGCATTCCCACAATTCCCGTGCCCCCTGCCACTCCGAGACGATCTCCATGTGTCAGCAGGTAATTAACACCATATACTTTGTATACTGTGTCAAATCCTGTGGGTATTTGGAATTGGATTCGCTTGTCATTTTTAAAATGTCTAGCTAACAGATTGTATAACATCCAATCGTAGTTAGTTTTCGCGGCTTGCTTGTGGCGATATTGTTTATAAGTACGTGAGTGATTACCAAATGTACAAGGTACAAATACTTTACCAAATACATCCGCGAATTTACCTAGTGCCCATGTTAGATTGTCTAGTAAATCTAGGACATGCTCAATATTAGAACCATCATTACTCTCTGCTAGTTCATCGTGGATATCACCCGAGATCATATCGCCGCCTAACGCACAGATAATCCCAGGATATTTAGGATTAACCATATGGTTAGTACATAGGTCTATGGTTGTATTGATTACGTTTTTAAATCTTCTCAGAGCAATCGCTCTATCATATTCATTGATACCATTGACCGCTTCTTTGTACACCACCTCGCCCCAGTGAAAGTCTGAGAGGAATATTGTAGGTACACCAGGTGCCCCCTTGGCAGGCGTATTCTTTGTCAACCATTTAGGTGGTTTAACTTCATGTTTTTCTGCCTTGAGTAAACTATTTTTTAGTTTTTGATGGGATAGATTTTCTTTTGCTAGTAAATCTACCTGTCTTTTAAGATCACGAACTTCCGCGTCGTGTGCATACTGCTGTTCAATTAATGCCGCCTCAGCGTCGGGGGGCACCATTGTGGGTTTAACACCCTGCAGTTGTGCTTGTTCAATTCTCTCGATGAGAGTAGTGCGCGGGATTCCTAGCTCTCTAGAAGCCGCCGCTTTGTTTCCTTTGTTTCGGATGACCGAATTAAGGGCATCAATAAGGATGCTTTTTGCTGTTGTTTTTGCCATAATTATCTCCTGTAGTTCGCGAATAATACCACGTTTTTTCACCCTTGTCAAGCAAATAATGATGTGGTATAATCTTTGTATGAAACTCACAGAGGAAATAAAAATAACAGCACCTGTTGTTAAAATTGGTGGCGATGCAGTAAAGGTTGAAGCACCCCAATCAGAAGCCCCATCTGATTCTTCACCATCTAAGTAAGGATATATCATGAAAAACCAGAGAGTAAGAAAAGAACCATTAGGTAAGGGAGTGGATAAATACAGAGAGAAAGTACGTTATCCTAATTTAGAAGTAGCTAGACCTTATGTTAAAAAAATATCAAAAGCTATTGATACAGTTAAAAAAACTTATGAAGATATTAGGGATAAAAAGACTGTTAAAAATCCAGTTAAAAGAAAACAAATTAAAATAGCTAGAAGAAAAGATTTAGAAAAGAAATATAAATAATGCCTAAATTAACTGCAGCAGAAAAATATAGACAATTGAAAAAGCAGACAGAAGATGCAGGCATGAAGGTCACTGAAAAAGATGGGAAGATTGTTGTGACTAGAAAGAAGAAAAAATAATGCCAATCACTAGAGCTAGTTTACCAAAGACAACTTCTTTAAAAGCAAAGAACAAAAAGAAAAAGAAGTTCCAAAGTAAAGGTGCTAAAGACAGAGCCAAAGCTACGGCTAAAACAAAAGCTATATTATCACAACAAAGGGGAGAAGCATCTCCTTATGGTAAAGTAGTCATGAGAGGATTTGTTAAGGCGCTATATGATAAGATGAAAAAGAAAAAATGAGCAAGTCTACTGTAAACAAAGCAGGCAACTATACTAAACCAAGTATGCGTAAAGCTTTGTTTAATAAAATAAAAGCTGGTGGAAAAGGTGGAGCCCCAGGACAATGGTCAGCACGTAAAGCACAGATGCTGGCTAAACAATACAAAGCAAAAGGCGGAGGTTACAAATCTTAGCATGGACAAAGTTTGCCAATTTTGTGGGCATAATTGCCACTGCAGTAACTCCTCCCAATGCCATTGTGGTTGCGCAAATTGCGTACATGGAAAGGAATAAAGATGCCTCAAGGACCAGGAACATACGGAAACAAAAAGGGAAGACCCACAAAGAAGAAAACAAAAAAACCAACGATGGGAGCCGCTGGAAAATTAACAGCAAAACAGAAAAAGCTACCCGATTTTCTAAGGGAAAAAATACTAAAGTCAAAGTCTGGGAAGACAAAAATGTATAAGCCGTTACTAAACCCCAAGAAATAATGGCTTTAGCTAAACCGCAAAAAAGTTTACGCGCTTGGACTAGACAGAAGTGGCGAACCAAATCGGGTAAGCCATCTACTCAAGGTCCCAAAGCAACAGGTGAAAGGTATCTACCCTCAGCCGCGATTAAATCTTTGTCAGCTTCTGAATATGCAGCGACATCTGCTGCGAAAAGAAAAGGCAGAGCACAAGGTAAACAATTTGTGGCACAGCCAAAGAGTATAAAAAAGAAAGTGAAGAGGTTTAGAAAAGTAAAATGATCTGGTCTTTATTAGGAACAGTAGCGAAAGGCGCAGTAGATGTTATCAAGACACGTACTGAAACTAAGAAGCTAATGGCAGAAGCAGAACAAACGCACATCAGAAAGATGGCGGAAGGTGAGATTGATTTCGCGATTGCTACTCAAAAGAATATGGCAGAGTCTTGGAGAGATGAGTGGTTCACTATCATCTTATCTATTCCTTTGTTAATAGTCTTTGGTGCTATCTTTTTTAATCAACCCGAGTGGATCACTAAATTAAAAGAAGGTTTCATGGCTTTAGATGAATTGCCAGACTGGTATATCTGGGCATTGATGGCAAGTATTGCTTCAAGTTTTGGTTTGAAAGTTTCTGATTTAGCTATAAAGAAATTTAAAAAATAATGTATCACGTAGAAATTTTTGCATATAAAATTATTAATAGAATATGTAAGTTATTTGAAAAAGAAAAACCTAAGGATGAACATGAAATTCACTGGGGTATAGGAGGCAAATAATGCTTGAACAACTTAAGGAGAGAATAAAAGAACACGAAGGATTTAGGTCTTATGTTTATAAGGATTCATTAGGATTCGCAACCATAGGATACGGTCACTTGGTAACGAAGGAGGACAACTATGAAGAAGGTGTTGAATACAGTCAAGAACAACTGGAAGCCGTCTTTGAAGATGATTTTGAAAATGCCTGTGATTGCGCTCAACTGGTCGCTGACAATTTTGATATCAATCTTGACGAACATCCAGAACCTGTTAAAGAAGTTCTTATAGAGATGACATTTCAGTTAGGTGTTGGAGGGGTAAGTAAGTTTAAGAAATTTCTTGGACACTTATCGACCAGCACCTATCATCTCGCGGCGGATGAGATGCTCGACTCGCGTTGGGCAAAACAGACCCCGCACCGCGCAGAGAAATTATCATACATGATTAGGGGCTTAGCCTACTAACGTGGCTTTTCTCGTAGCAAATGTTCCACCCGTTGAAGTACTTGTTAAGAAAGAGTATCTCTATGATTTTCAGAGGGGGCACGGTGAGTACGAACCAGGAATCTGGATCACCGCTAAATCTATACAAGGTCGCGCATTATATTTCGAGACCTATCTCTATGAAACGGGAGCTCTATATGATAAGTTACCTATCTCGGCTTTTGTCTGGAAAGAGACGAAGGAAGAGATGGAACTCGAAGACCTAGAGCTTTGGGATTGTTTTAGCTATCACATCTCAGTTATACAAAAGGTGAGTGTAGGGTCGGGGAAATGTAAATACAAGGCTCCAAACGGGAATTTTTATTATGGGGAGTATTTATATACTATAGATAGTTGCCATCCCGAATATAATATACCAGATATTGGGTATTCTGAGGTACCTACACAACATAAGTCCTTTAATAT